ATAAAAGATTATATTCGTAAAAATCTAAAGAAAACAGACGCTCAGATGGCACTAAAAGCACCAGAGTGGGCTTTTACTGCTCTACCATATCTATCTGCAACTATTGCTTGGAAAAATCTAGGCAATCCCTTTCCTTCATACTGGAAAGGTGAAGAAGTAATTAAAAAAAGAATTGCAGAGATTTTAGAAAAGGGTAGAAAGAAAGCCGAAGTAAAAGAAGAAGAAACTGATGATATACCAAAGCGTACTATTGCAGACATTGTAAAAGAACGTACTTCTGATTTTATTGCCGGTATAGAAGAAAAGATAGATGCCTTTCCAGAAGTAACTGGATTATCTGTATATGATGAATTAAAAAAGATAGATGCTCCTAATAATACAGCAAAGGGTGTTTATGAGTTTTATCTTCCGCAACTTAAAGAGATGCAAGAATTAATTACAAAGAAGCCAGAGGATCTAGTAGAAGCATATAGACATATGACTGCTAAGGAAAAGAAGGCATATATGAAATTCTTAGAAGACATTGTTACTGATGCAGAACGCTATATGGCTTCTAAAAAAGCACAGAGAAAAACAAGAACCCCTAAAGTTAAAACTGCAGATAAACAAGTTGCAAGATTAACTTATCTTAAGGAGTCAAAAGAACATAAATTGGTTTCTATTAATCCTACTAATGTTGTTGGTGCTAATAGAATATATTTGTTTAATGTAAAGTCAAGGCTAATTACGGAATTAGTTTGTAGATTAGCACAAGGCTTTGAAGTGAGTGGTACTACTATTAAGGGAATAGATGAAGATGTATCACGTAATATCAGATTAAGAAAGCCAGAGGAGTTTTTACCATTGGCTCTTAAAAAGACCCCTAATCAAATTAATAAAGAGTGGGGCAAACTTACTACTAAGTCCGGAAAACCAAATGGAAGGATTAACAAAGACACTATCATATTAAGGGCACTCGATAGATGACCGAAGAAAAAACAAACTTTATGAATCGTGCTAAGTTTACAAAACTTATCGAAGAGCAGGTTCTATCAAAAAAACTAGGGTACATTGATGCCGTAGTTGAAGCATGTGATATTACTAATATAGATCCAGAAGATGTTAAAAAGTATATATCACCACTAATCAAAGAGAAGATTGAAGCTGAAGCAATGAAATTAAATTTTTTACCAAGGCAAAATGAGCTTCTTTTTGAATAAATACTCTGTACAACAAAGTCAAAATGTTGTATAATATTACAGTACATACAAAAATATATTTCAGTATAAGGAAAACAAAATATGTCATTCGCAAATCTAAAACGTAATCGTAACGCAATCGATCAACTTGTAAAAGCAGCAGAAGCTACTAATACAAATCAATCAGGTAATAAGTACACCGACGATCGAATCTGGAAACCAACTGTAGATAAATCTAATAATGGTTATGCAGTTATCCGCTTTCTCCCAGCATCTGAAGGATCAGAACTCCCATGGAATCGTTATTGGGATCATGGTTTTAAAGGCCCAACAGGGCGTTGGTATATCGAGCGTTCTCTTACTTCTATTGGACAAAATGATCCAGTAGGCGAATTAAATAGTAAACTCTGGAACTCTGGTATTGAATCAGATAAAGAAGTTGCTCGTAAACAAAAGCGGCGCTTACATCATGTTTCAAATGTTCTAGTTGTTTCAGATCCTGGCAATCCAGCTAATGAAGGTAAGGTATTCTTATTCCAGTATGGAAAGAAAATCTTTGATAAATTGATGGATGCTATGCAACCAGATTTTCAAGATGAAGAACCTATTAATCCATTTGATTTTTGGAGTGGTGCAAACTTTAAATTGAAAATTCGTGATGTAGAAGGTTATCGTAATTACGATAAATCAGAGTTTGCTGCTCAGACTGAATTATCTTCAGATGATACTTATCTCGAAGAAGTTTATAATCAACTTCATGATCTGCGTGAATACACTGATCCGAAGAATTATAAAACATATGATGAACTACAAGCTAAACTTATGGCTGTTCTTGGAGAGCAGGCTTCAGTTGGAGCTCCAACTATGAAGCAAGAAGAGTCTCTAGGAGAACCACAACCAGCCCCAACAATGAGAGCAGCAGAACCAGTTCAAATGGAAACAGCAGAGATGTCTTCGGCAACACCTTCAGCAGAAGATGATGACATTATGGCACACTTTGCAAATCTAGTAAATGAAGACTAGATAGGAGCCATTTTATCAAAGCCATCATATGTTGATGGTACAGGCGCTTGGTTAAGCACAGTAGTATTATTATTCTGTGTAGACCGAGCGTCTACTGCATTATTCTGTTGAATTGAAGTATTATTTCTACTATCAATTGTATTTGATAATTGTGTTTGTGCATTATTTAATCTAGCACTAGATTCTTGTTCAGCAGCATTACGACTTTGTATAAGTGCAGCATTCCTTTGATCAATTCTTCTTTGTGCTTCTCTGGCACCAGTTTCAGAAACACCAACTGTAAAACCTTTTAAAAGTCTAAAGTTTCCGCCACCTAAAAATTTAGGTATTGGAATTGTAATATCTGGTAATGAAAAACTTATTTTTGAAAGCTTTATTAGCATTTCGTCTTTAAAGTTTGCAAGTCTAGTAGTAATCTCGTCAAAGTTAAGTTTACTGAATAGACCTTTAATATTAGACCACAGATCATCTACAAGTGCTGTAATAGAGAACCCTCTAAATTTTTCTGCTAATTTGTCAAATCCTAATTTCTCAAGAAAGAATGCCGGTAAACCAAATATTAAAACATCTAGACCTGTCGTAATACCTTTTATAATACCTAAAACACCACCTTCAAGAGCACCCAATAATTTCTTAAATATTCCACCTTCGGCATCTACAAATCCAGTAAATGCACCTTTTATAAAATCAAATAGAGTGATTAGTGGCGCAAGGAAAGTAAATCTTGCAAATACTCGAACTGCTCTTAATAATGCTCCTATAGGTTTAAATACAGATGAAAGTAATGATCCTATTTTTGCAAAGAAAGATCCTACTGATCCTATAGCCTTTCCAATTTTAATAATCTTTTCTGTTACTCCACTAAATAACATTCTAAACATATCGCCTAATGTAGCAAAGAAAGTATTTGATTTTATAATATCGACTGCTACATTAACACCTTTACTAACTAAACGAAATGCTGCTCCTATTGAATCAGCAATTGCAGGAAATATTTTAAATATTTTAGTAAATCTTTCAGATAAAAAGAATGCTTTAAGATACTTATCAAAACCAGTAAGTTCTGCAACAAGCGCTAAACCTACACCAGTTATAATACCTGTGGCAACTTTTAAGAAACCACCTATACCTAGCATGATACCACCACGGCTTTGCTCTTGCATATTTTGATTATTACCTGGTCTTATGGGTGCACCATCTCCATCACTAGCTTGTGGTATTTCATCTAGTTTTTGATTTTTTAAATAATCAAAGTAAGAGTTAAACTGATGATTTAAAAAATCTATACTCTTTAAAACTTCACCTAATATTTTATTATTCTCTTTTTCATAGTTCGTAGAAAATAAACCTGTTAATAGACTGAATGCTTTACTTAAGGGTGCCGTAACTATATCTTTAAATATTTTACCTAATCCTGTAAAGATGCCCATTACTGAGTCTTTTACTGTTGAAATAAGTCTTGCTACTAATCTATATGGTGCGGTCACTGCTCTCATAATAGAATTTGTTATATTACTAATTGCTCTTGTGAGAGGGTTATCTGTAAGTGCACCAATTAACAAACTTAAACCAGGCAATTTAATCCCTGCTTTTTGTATGGAACTTAATGATTGTGATATATCAGATATACCTTTTTCAAGTGTTATCTTAATATCACGATGACGTTTTGTTGCATCATCATTAGTTTCATTCAGTGTTTGTATCACTTTAGTTAATGTAGCCATAGGATCCTATCCTTGATTTTGGTTCTTTATTCTTTCGTTTTCTTTTTCAATATAATCAACTAGCATACCTATATAAATTTCTCTTTCCCATGGTAACA